ACCTAAGTGATTTTATTTATAAGACTTTTTTATTAAAAAGTCAAGTGGAGAATAGCGGACTCGAACCGCTGACATCCTGCTTGCAAAGCAGGCGCTCTACCAACTGAGCTAATTCCCCTGGCGTCTCGGACAGGACTCGAACCTGTGACCAACTGCTTAGAAGGCAGATGCTCTATCCATCTGAGCTACCGAGACAAGAGTCCTCCCTGTTTGTGCATCGCTGAGAGGCATGGGAGGGGCAGGTCTTACGCAAGGTTTGGACCCCCGCTGCCTATGAGATTATTATATAGGATCCTCGTTCCCCTGTCAAGCGCGTCCCCAGATCTGTATGGTGTATCTCAGTTCTGGACTCATAGGAGAAAGTGGAGTGACCATATGTAAAGTTTCATCAGTATTTAGAACCATAGTTCTACATTCTGGAACTACAAGTTTCCAGTTCTCATTATCATACATATATCCATTATCAGGATCTTCCCAATCAATCCCCTTATTATAGTATAAGAAAGTTCCTCCCCAATCAATATCCCAAGAGGGATTTAGATAAATCGTAGCAGCAAAATTATACCCATGATCCGTGTGCTTTGATATTCCAGAATGAGGTTGCCAAATATAAAACATTGTTGTGATATCAGTTGCATCTTTTGGAAGATGATGTCTAATCTGACTTAAAATCTGATATCGAATTGACTCATCAGTGGTCGTAACAACACAAGATCCAGTAATACATTTCTTGATACCTTCAGACCAAAAAAGAGAACTAGATGTCCATACAGGAGATCCTTGTAATCTTTTAATTTCTTCTAGGCAGTAATGAGCTAGATCTTCACTTATACTTTCTTTAATTACTTTCATTCAATTTCTCTAAATCAATTTCACGAGGATCTGCAGGAACCCAGGAACCACGAATACCCATAGTTCCATCAGCAAATTCATAATATACTGCGTTCTCTAAGATCTTTTTCTGAAGATCATTATACTTACCTTTATTAATTTCTTCAAGTATATTCTGGTTCTTCATTGAGATAACTCTATTCTCATTCTCATATCGTTCATAAGAATTAATTGCGTCGTCAACATCTCTTCGGACTCTATAATCTAAAAGTTCAGGATCTTGAATAATCTTACGGTTCAATTGATCTCTGACTTCTTCTATTATATCATTCGTTTTCGGTAGATCCCATTTGATTAATTTCTGAAGTTCAAAATACCATTTGTAAATATCACTCTCAGTAATTCCACATCCACGCAAATTAACAATTAAAAATGTTATTATAGAGGCAATAATAGCAGAAGCAATTGTTTTTCTACCGAAAAAATAAACTTTCATTTTTCCTTCTCGTAATCCTGAATTGCTTCATTGATTACTCTATCTATACGATAGCCAAGATATTCTTCATCTTTTATAATATAATCATTGAGAACATCAATTCCAAATTTCTTCTGAACATTATCAATCACATTGAAGGCATCTTTTTTTTGAACCCCAGGAATTAAAGAAACCAAACTTAATCCTACATCAAGAAGAATTCCAACCTTTGCGTAATGAAAGATATCCTTTTTCTCCTTTCCATATTTAAACTTAAAAATATTATACTTATCCATTCCAAAAATCTTCCAATGCTTGGTCGACTATGTCTTTGGGATTTATATCTTTCTTAGGTTCTTTAAGTTTTTTTGTATCGAATGTTAATGTGGGAATGATATTTCCATTATCATCAACTTCGATCTTTGTTCCGAATATTGTTCCTTTTGGTTGAATATTAATTTGGTTATAAGAGTCTAAACTTATATCACCAATCTCAGTTTCTACCTTTAGATATTCTGCTTCTGCTAAAGTATCTACTATCTTTTCTTTATCTGGTAAGTCTTCTATTGTCATTTAAAAGGGGAATGTCTCCATTCCCCTTTATTTATCAAGCAGCTGCCTTTGCTTCTTTACGTGCAGTCTTTTCTTCCGAAATTTCTGCCCTTCTTGATTTTGCAAGTTTTGTAATTTCTTGCAATGCCTTACGGGCTCTGGTGCCAGCAGCACTATTACCTTTTGCAAATTTTTCATCTTCAGCTTGCCAAGTCGCAAATGCATCAGCAATTTGTTGTGCAGTCTCAGTCATAATACTCCTTTAAAATAATTATAGAGGTTAATTATATATATGCGTTTTTGATACTAAAAAAGGGGGTTCTGCAGCACCCCCCATTTTTATTCAATTTTTTATGATTTTTAGACTTCAGTTAGAACAAGACGATTTGCATAACCATAAGCAAAATCAGTTCTTGCTCCATGATGTCCCCAACGAATCCACATTTTAGCAAGTCTCATATAATCATTAATGGATTTGCCAGGTGTTTTCATTTTGTCCTCAATCATCTTCCAATCACCTTCATTCAACATGTAATCAAGTTGCGCGTCCATTGAGGAAGGACTTGCCCCAATACGGGCAGCATGTGCTCCTAGTCCATAAAAACGAGGAGCATTGGTCCATTGGATAAGACCATAACCACCACTTCTACACCCACTATAAGGCACTCTGGCACCACCTTCACATATGTTGGGAATGAAGGTAGATTCTTGGCGAATATTGCCCATAATGGTTGCTAGGGCGTTTTTGTCAGTGATTCCACGATCTTGGAGAAATTCCAGTGCTCGGGACTCATTAGTATTACATCCTTTACAAACTAATCGTTTTACTTTAGGTTTTTCGGGAACAACCTCTTTGGTCTCTGTCTCTTGAGTAGGGCCTTCAGGAACAATTACAAATGGTGGTTGTAGTGCTGAAGTTGTTGCCATACTCGGTGCTGGCAGTGTTGCCGCTGATGTTGCAACCGCACCTAAAAGAGCTACGGTTACATTTGTTAGGTTTTTAAGCATTTAGTTAATTTGAACTCTACATCCGTATAGGCAAAGGAGAGTTTCCCCTTCTCAGGGGCAGCGCCCACGGCTCTAAATCAATATCAAAGACTCATAATTAAAAAACCCCGCTCATAACGGGGATTCCTTTTTGGAATTTTAACATAATAATCTAATATTTATTGCTTGTCAAGAACTTGAATTACCGAATATCAATCTCTTGATCGTCGGTCCATTCAGTATCCTCAAGACAAAGATATTCAAGTTCTTCTTTATCTTCTGGAAGATTAATCCACTCATCAAATTCTGCAGCAAGTGCCCTGGCATTTTTATGCCGATCTGCTTCGTGAAGCAATTCGATCTTTTGAATTGCCCAATCGCGCACTTGTGCCACAGACTGGCTTTCAATCTGAGTTTCCATAGTAATCTTTTCGGAAGTATCGGTTGAGGATGTTGCTATTGTAGAATGCTGGATCTCCGTTGTCAAGGGATTCGGTGAGGACATTATTGGTGAAGAGTCGTCGGGTCTCCTCAAAGTTTGTTTTGCCCTTTGTTTTATGTAATGATAAGATAGTTCTACTAAAATTTTCTCTGCCAACTTTGACAATGTCCTCTTTAAGTTCCGGGCAAGACCCATAGTAATCCTTCCAATTTGATTCTGATTTTACTTTCCTTTTTTTACCTTTAGGAGTTCTAAACTGCCAGAAATACTTCCTGCCAATATATCTCCTGCTATTAAGATTATTCTGGATAAGATAAACAAAACCAAAAAAATCTTGTATATCGTCCGAGTTAAAAGGAACTCCATTATAGACCCAAGGGTTCTCATAGTCAATATCTATACTCATCAATCACATCAAGGACTTCGTTAAGGTATTTATGGGCAAGTCCTTTCATATCCATCTCTGGACGAATATGCTCTTTATGAAGCCTATCCTTAAGTTTTAGGATACGAACTTTAAGTTCTTCTTTATTAAGTTGATTTTTAGGCATAAAAAAAGAGGAGCAAGAACTCCTCTATGTATATTGCATTAGTCAGTTGCATCTAACCAAATTTTACAATAATCAAGATTTCCAAACAAAAAATCATCATGTTCTGCAGCTTCTTTATATGCGTTTAGAATTTCCTGCTCACACCATTCATCATAGTTTGAATCCTGAGAAAGTATTTTTGGTAACATCTTGTTTGATTCCTCCGACTACGTAGGACTCAACTTCCGTTTCTTGTGGAGCAACCTGAAGTCCCTTAGAGGAAATCCAATGCTGGGTCCAAGGAAGTGGATTATTATTTGCCGAAATATCATACTGAGGTTTAAGACCTATTGCCTTAAGTCTACGATTTGCAATCCATTCAACATATTGCTGAAGAAGTTTATCATTAAGACCAATCATGCTTCCATCTTTGAACAGATAATCTGCCCATTTCTTTTCTTCATTTACAGCACGATCAAACATCTTATATGTCCACTCCTCCTCTTCTTTCATAATCTTCTGCATTTCAGGATCATCGCCATCCCTCCACTTGTTCAGAATGTTCTGAGTAAGTGCTAGGTGTTGGTTTTCGTCCCTTGCGATGAGACTAATGATTTTAGCGGATCCTTCCATAAGCTTAAGTTCACCAAAAGCGAAAGAACAAGCAAAACTAACGTAAAAGCGAATACCTTCAAGAATATTAACGTTTGCGACTGCTCTATACAGTTTTCGTTTGACATCATTGAGTGTTTCCTTTGCGTTTGTGACTCCTTCAAGTCTATACATCCAATCATTAGATGTACCATAACTTTGTGCAGAATTAATAAAGTCATCATAAGACTCTGTAACGCTCTTAGCACGTTCCAGAATACGCTCATCACCAATAATAGTGTCAAACACTTCAGATGGATCTGAATAAATGTTTTTGATAATATAAGTGTAAGAACGGCTATGGATCATTTCCATAAATCCCCATACTTCCATACATGCTTCCAATTCAGGAAGGGAGCAATATGGGATAAATGCCATTCCAGGACCACGACCCTGAACTGAATCAAGCATGATCTGATACTTCAAATTAGAAGTATAGATATGCTTCTGTTCAGGGCGAAGGGTATGATAATCCCCACGATCCTTCTGGAGAGACACCTCTTCGGGTCTCCAGAAGTAACCAAGTTGTTGTGTCGTTAGTTTATCGAAGATTGGATATTTGTATGAATCGTATCTTTGAACTCCTAGAGGTTGTCCAAAAAACATAGGTTGTTTTTTGGTATCAACTTTATCTGTATTAAATACGGTCATTCCTTTAATAGTTGTTTGTGGTTCTTCTACGGAAGAAATTTTAAACTGCACAGGATTCACACTCCCCCTCCTCTACTGAACTTAACTCACTTAGCAAATCTTGAAGATTGGGTTTCTCTTCCACTACCTCATCAGTCTTAATATCATAAGTATTCTGATAGTAGGACGTTTTCCATCCCATCTTGTATGTAGTTAAGAAATCATTTGCCATTACAGAAACTGGGACTTCATTGTCAGGGTAATTTTCAGGATTATAAGACCAATTTCCAGAAATCGCTTGATCAAAAAACTTCTGCATCATAGCAACAATATTAATATAACCACGATTGGACTCCATATCCCAAAGAAGCGTATAATTGTTCTTAAGAGATTGATATTGAGGGACAATCTGCTTGAGAGGTCCTTTCTTGGATTTCTTAATGGACAAGTATCCCCTAGGCGGTTCAATTCCATTTGTTGCATTTGACACAACGGAACTGCTCTCCGAAGGCATTTGTGCGGACAGTGTTGAGTGCCTGAGACCGTGAGCCAAGATCGATGCTCTAAGATTTTCCCAATCATGCTGAAGTTTAATGGATGAGATTTCGTCTACTTCTTTTTTGTATGTATCAATAGGAAGAATGCCATCAGCATACTTAGTGCGACCAAAGTATTCACAATATCCCTTTTCTTTAGCAAGTTGGTTAGATGCCTTCAGAAGATAGTATTGGAAAGACTCAGAAAGACCATGAACAGCGTCCCATGCTTCTTGGGAATCATAGTTGAACCCAAGTTTTGCCAAATAGTGAGCAAGACCAATAAACCCTACTCCAAGAGAACGACGTGCCTTCGTGGCGATTTCTGCCGCCAATACGGGATACTTTTGATAGTCGATGAGTTCTTCCAATCCACGAACAGAAAGTTCACAAAGTTCCTCAAGTTCTTCATCAGACTTTACTTTACCGACATTAATAGCAGAAAGAATGCAGAGAGCAATCTCTCCTATATTGTCATCAATATGTTGAATAGGATCTGTTGGAAGTGTGATCTCCTGACAAAGATTACTCATATTCACCTTATCCTTAAAGGAAGAGTGAGAATTACAATGGTCAATATTCATTAAGTAGATACGACCAGTTTCCGCACGTTCTTTAAGGAGGTTGAGAATAAGTTCTTGCGCTTTAACAGTTTTTTTCTTAATGGTCGGATCTTTCTCATATGAAACGTATAGTTCATCAAAACCAGAGAGTCCAAAGATATCATAAAGTCCAGGTACATCATGTGGGGAGAAAAGCGAGATCTCACCATCCTGAATGAACCTCTCATAAAAGAGTTTACTGATCTGAATGCTGTAGTCAAGTTTTCTAACACGGTTGTCCTCAGTACCTTTATTATTTTTAAGAACCAAAATATCTTCTATTTCTTGGTGCCAGATTGGGAAGTGGACTGTCGCGGATCCACCTCGTATGCCATTTTGCGTGCAACATCTGACAGTCGCTTCAAACTTTTTGAGAAACGGTACAACACCAGTGTGTTGAACTTCTCCACCTCTGATTTTGCTGTTGATGCCACGGATGCGACCTGCGTTGATACCGATACCCGCCCTTTGTGCGACATATCTGCCAATAGCCATATCACTGCTAAAGATAGAATCGAGGGTGTCATCAACATCAACAAGAACACAACTAGCAAATTGTCGAAGTGGTGTCCGCACTCCTGCCATGATTGGGGTTGGGATGTTGATTTTGTGTTTGGAGATTGCGTCATAATACCTCTTAACATATGACATTCTGGTTTCTTTAGGATACTCTGCAAAGATGGTCAGAGCAATCATCATGTACATAAATTGTGGAGTCTCATAAACACCTCCAGAACTTCTGTCCTGAACAAGATACTTATCAACTACCTGGCGTAAACCCGCATAAGTGAAAAGATAGTCGCGGTCATGGTCAATATAAGAATTAGCGCGTTCAATCTCTTCCTTGGAGTATTTGTTAAAGATATCATTATCATACACCTCTTGATTAACACAATTATAAATGTGATGCTCAAGATCTGGAAGTTCTTTCATTTTCCCATACAGTTGCTTACGAACTGCAAAAAGAAGAAGACGGGCGGCAACAAATTGATAATTTGGGTGATCCAAATTAATCAAATCAGAAGCAGAACGAATAAGAATTTCTTGAATTTCTGCTGTAGTAATTCCATCATAAAACTGAATACCAGAAGTCATCTCAACTTGACTAGCAGAGACTCCTGCAAGACCCCTACATGCCTCTTCAACCATCAAATGCATTTTGTCTAAGTCAAGAGACTCAATTCGACCATCGCGCTTTTTAACTTTTGTTCCGTTGCTCATATTTTTTTCCAGGTATTAAACTTAAGTTTTGCTTCTAATCCAGAGTAAGTATTTAATTCTATCACATTCTGAACATCAAGTCCAGATAAAACCATATCATTAATATCCTTTTGATGAATATTAGTATTCCATATTACAACCTTTTCACCATTATCGACGCATTTTGAGATTCTTGATACGATGTCTCTATTACGTGGTTCGTTGTCATATATCCAAACCCGATTGCTAATACCCCACTTATCAAGATCACCATCAGCTCCACACATAGCAATCGAGTTGGTGATAAATGTCGAATCAAAAGGTCCTTCTGTAATGTAGACAGTTTTGCTTTTTTCAATTTCATCGAGACCATATATTTTTGGTGCATTTTCATCTAGCATTATTGTAATGTATTTTATACTGCTCGATCCAAGTGTTCTACCCTGAAATCCAACCAGTTCTTGATTATAGTATAGAGGAATTATAATTCTTTCCTCTTCATATTTCAAACTCTGCCTATCAAATGTTTCTATTTTAGAATTAGTCCACTCCTTAAATTTGTCGGTGTAATAGAATTTATAAGGGTTTAATTTTCTATTTTCAAGATATTCTTTTGCCTTTTCATTTTCTACTGCTTTAGGTAAATCTAAAGTTGTTTTAAATTTAGGTTTATCAAATTTGAAAACTGGTTCCTCTGCTTGAAAATTTCTACCAGTATTTCCTTCTTTAAATTTTTCAAAAATGTATTGCCTATGTAACTCTACATCAACTTGTTTTAAGAAATTATTGAAAGAAATATTAAGACCACAATTATGGCATTTGAAATTTGAATTATTTTTAACTTGATAAAAATATCCCCTAGCTCTATTTTTATTCTTCTGAGAATCTCCACATATTGGACAACGAAAATTATAAAGATTATTTTTAACTTTCTTGAACTTCTGAAGACGTGGAGAAAGAATACTAATGAACTTAGTATCTACAAAATCCATAACCAAAATTTAACGTAGTAGTATTCTAGAACGAATTAGCAGATCAGTCAAGGTTCTTTTTACAGTAAAACGAAAGAATTCCAGTCCACTTTATGACTGAGTTAGTTAATTTTTGAAGACTATAAAGTGTTAATTTTTTCTTCGTTTTCATTTGGCGTTTGGCCAATTCTTCCTGATATTTATCTAGACCTAAATGTTTTCTCATTGTGCATTTGCATTTCAGATGGTGTCCACCATCCTGAAGCAAGAGTAGAAAATGCGGTAGTAAGAACTGCCAGAAGAACCCCACATCCAACAGTCATCCACTTTATTTTCCCTATCTCTTGAACATCCTCTTCTATCTTATCAATTCTTTCAGATACTGCTTCGTGCTGATCTTTATTCTCAAGTTTTAACTCTTCAACTAACCTTCCAATATAGTCATCTGCTTTGTGGCACTGCTCAATCCTTTCCTCATGAACTGCCAGCATTTTACTAATATTTTGATTGGTCTTACTTACTAGCTGAATGGCTTCGTCTATTCTTTTAAGCATTAATTCGTATGCAGATAAGCGTTCCTCAAGAACAGCAATCTTAGTATCTGCCGAAGCGTTTGGATTAAACATGGTTCTAGTTATCTGGAAAGACCACCCATTCTCTTATCAGAAAAACTAATTGTTTAGATCAAACTTATAAGTATTTATAATTTAGGACTTCTTATCTAAGTTTTTAACCCATTTTTTATAATTATTTGGAACCGTCCTATAATCAACTTTCTTTCTTCTCACAAATCTCATAACAGGATCAAGACCAGCAACTGGTCCTTTTGGATCTGCCCTGCTAGTAAATCCACCGTCCCCAACTTTATTCACAGGAACTGATGCAGTCACCATTCCTTCCTCATTTAGTTTTCTAAAACAACTAATGACCTTATCAATCTTTTCCATTTTTATTATAAATTTTCTGAAGTTGGGATAAACAATCTAAATTAATCTCAATTTCATGTATATAACATTTAGGAAATTCAGGAAGCTTATTTAAAAACATAATAAAAGTTTTCATAGGAGACCATAGATCTTTTTCAATCTTATAAAATAACATAGGAGTTGTGGCATCACCAAATATATTGTAAAGAACAATAAAATGATTAATTAAAAGGTGTGCCCGCAACTCTCCCGTTTTTTGATATCTTTTCAGAAGTCTTTTGATATACTTAAAATGATTTAAGTCCTTATCAAAATCTTCCTTAGTTACTGCCTGAGGATTTTCATAGTTTTTAATAGCAAACAAGAGGAAATTCTCCTCATTCAGTTCATTAAATATCATTTATAATCAAGCAACGCTAATTGTTGTAACTATACCAACTCCACCTACTCCCTTTACTTCCCCACTAACAAATACTTTATCTGATGTTGCACCACCAATAGCATCAACAATTGTTCCAGCGATAGATCCAGGACGTATTGACAGAACTTGAGTTGTATTTGGAACTGTAAATGTAAATGCAACTTGCTGAACAGCAGTTTGAGTAACCGCAGTTCCAACAATTGTTCCAGTAGTTGTTCCAGCAACTCCAATAGTAGCACCACCGGAAACAGTTACCTTCTCATTATAATTGACAACAACGGTTCCCGTAGCATTCTTTGCATAAGATGCTGCATTGAAGTATACACCAGCAATCGTAGCATTTCCAATCTTGGTGCTAAGACCACTAACGGTAACAAGAACTTCTTCATAACCATTAGGGTGACGAAGAACCCATCCCCTTTCGTCAGCAAAACAGTTATTTAAATCATTTCCAGGATTATCGTTTGCTCTCAACCACTTTGGTCTGGATTCGTCAGTTGTGCTATTTCCCCAGAGTGCCATTCTAGTTACCTTTACTATAAATTTGCCTAAGAATATTTATAAAAAATGGGGAGTCCAAAATCTCCCCATGATTTATTAAGTTATATGTATATATCAGGGAGTTGGATCTTTTGCTCCACCTTCAACTGCCTTCTGGCGAATTTGTTGAAGAACAAATGATACTAAACCGTTTGCTTTGATTTTTGGATTTGCACCAAGAAATTCGGAAACAATTAAAAGAACGGTAAGAATTGCCGCCTGATTTGCATTATAAAAAGCAATAAGTGCTGCTAAAGACATAATGACCTCCGTGTGATTTATCCTATCTTATTTAGATCAATCAAACCTTGACCCGAGGTCAGGTTTTTGTCTCTTCTTAGATTGCATAGCAGCATATCTTCCAGAACCCTGTTTGTTTTCAGGTTTAGCATAAACTCCACCTGGTTGATCTACATATCTACGACTTGCTTCTCTTCTTTGAGTTTTATTTCCACCACCCTTTCCTCTTAGATGAGGATTTTGTCCTCCAGAGTAAGAAGTTGCAGGATGAGCAACTTGCCCAGAAGAAGTTACAACACCAGTTTTTTGTTTCTGTCTTTGTGCTCCTGTAGGAGTAAGACCTCTCTTATCCTCTGCTCTTGCTTCGTCAACCATTTCACCTTCTGGAGTGTAATGAGAGTTCTGAACCGAACGAATTAGTTTACCAACTCTATCATCACCAGATGCTGCTCTTTCCTTAGCAGCAGCACGACGATCTGCTTTTGCCTGCTTATCAAAATACTTTTTTCTTAAGTCATCAGCAGCAGGATTATTAGCAGTGCTCTTTGATTTGCCAAGACCAGCAGCCTTAGTCATCGTCATTCCACTACCAGAACTTGCTCTAACTGCAGCACCTCTTGGATTTGTATCAGAAGAACTGACATTTCCCATTGCTCTACCCTCTTCGATCTCATAAGAGTCCTTCAGAGGAATTCCCTGCTGAACTTGCTTTAGTTTAGCGGCAAGTTGCATTTTCTGAATAGAAGCAAGTTTTCTATCTGCAGGATCTGGTTTTTGTTGCTGCAACTTTTGCTGTTGCTGCTTTTGCTGCATATCCTGAGTTTGATCTTGCTTTTGTGCCATAGAAGATCCAACTGCTTCTTTTACATCTTTACCACTCTTGGTCTTATGGCTCTTATATCCCTTTTTCTTCATATACCAAGCAAGTGCATAAGGATTATCAATTTCATCCTTATGCTTCTTCATTGCCTTTACAGTTCCTTCCATCCCAGGAGGAGCAACCTCTTGAATATTCTCTTCACTCATAGAACGAGCAACATTTCTTGCTCCTCTTGAAACTGCTGCAGCTCCGTGCTTAACAGCTCTCTTAAGACCACTCTTGAGAGCACTACCAAGTCTAGAAGCAATCCCAGGTTTCTTTTCTGCCTTTTTAGCGTAACGATATGGTTGTGGTTTTCTGGTTCCTGATGAAGATGAAGTCTCTTCAGAATCTTTAGCTGCCTCATACCCTTTCTTGACTTCACTACCAACTTTCTTGGCAACAGATACTGCTTTACCTGCTACATATCCCGCTCCATGCGAAACTGCCTTACCAACTTTCTTTACAGTATCTTTGATCTTTTGAATTCTATTTTGTCTTCTCAGTTTAGAAGCATTTTTCTTAGAAGTCTTAACAGCAGAATCATAATAAGAATCAGATACTTCACAAATCATTTCTAAAGAAGTATCAAGAGACTCGATAAGCATCTCTTCTACATCTTTAACCTCATATCCTTCTTCAATACACTCTAAGAAAAATTCTTCGACTGCTTGCTCAATAATATCATTTGAAAGGAAGACCAACTCCGCATCACAGATTTCATCAAGAACTCCCTCAAAAGAAAGTTCTTCATCAATTTCTACCATTTCAATGAGTTCTCCACCCATCTGATTGATTTTTTCACCGAGGTCTACATTAGGATTAATAGTAATTTTATTTTCTACCTTTTTCTCTTTGATTTCACCTTTCTTTTGATTTGCAATGTCATCATCAACTACTTCAATAAGGTCACTTCTCCAGTTTGAGAAACCTTCTTTAACATCTTTTTTGTTATAAGGTTTATCAGCAACTTTCTTGTTTGCAGCATTCTTAGACATTCCAGATGCTTGCATTCTTGCTGACATTACATCAGCAAAATCTTTGTCACCATCACCATCTTGATCTAAACCTTTACCTGCTTTTACTCTTGCAGTTTTCTTTCCCTGAACATCATCCTTATCGTCAGGATGATATGAAGTTCTTTCTACTCTCGAAATGTTTGGATTTGAACGAAGATCTGCAATTTTCCTTTCGGCAGTTGATTTTCTAAGACTGCGGCGATAAGTATTTCCAGTCTTCTTGTCTGTTACAACAATCCATACCCTATCATCTCCACCCGCTTCCTCAGAAACTGGAGTTGATGAAGATGAAGGTGTAGAAGAACCTTCTAATTTTTTCTTAGCAATTAATTTCACTGCTGCTGGAGCAGGTGATTTTGCCAATTGCTGCAAATACTTCTTAGCAATCTCAGCAGGATTGAGGGATGTATCCGACCCCAATTCTTGACGAACTTTATACTTGACATCTGATGCAAGTTGAGATGCTTTCTTTTCAGCATCAGTGTCACCAGCAGCGTGACCAAGATGAGGTCCGATCTTATCCTCAAGAATTGCTTTGCTCATTGGAATTTTTAATGATTACTTTTCTTCTTGTATCTATTTATGAAATTACGTATTTCTTTCGTTCCAGTCATCTTCATTGTATATTTTCTTAGAGCATCAGTTCCAACTTCTCTTTGATTTGCAGGAACTCCAGAAACGTTGGTCCACTGCTGTTCTTCAATTTTGTTTAAGTCTTTAATCCAAGATTTAAACATAAGATTATCTTCGGTCACACAAATCAGGTAATTAGTTCCTCTGCGAATAATTTTTCCAACTAATCCAGTGTTTATATTTTCTACAATCTCACCTTCACAATAAACCTCATTGTTAATATATGACTCACGAAGAGATGCCATATCTTCTTTAGGTGCAATTTCCCAGAGATTAAAACCTTCTTCAACCTTCATTGATTTGCGGAGAGTCATAAAGAACTTTCTTGCTTCCTTATCATCTAAGGACTTTGGAGTTCCTTTTCTGAATGTTTCAAAGTCCCCTTCTGCTGCTGCCTTGCGAAGTTTTGATGCGGACATTCCAGTAACATCTTCAGCATCAGGATCTCTTTCTCCCGCAGATACGATATTCAAATTCTTGAAATCATACAGGTCTCCATTATACTTGGTTGCAAGTTTTTGGAACTCTGCTTGACGATCTGATCCAACAACAATATTTACACCAGAATATCCATCTTGATGTGCCTTCTTCAGAACATCAAAAATTGTTTTTGATCCTTCATCATTTACAATTTTTTCCCCGTGCTTTGGATATAACCTACGCATCATTGAAATCTTAGTATCAGGATCTAATGGATTTTTCTTAGGATCATTAGATCTTGAAGGATAAATGCGATACTCACCCTTATCTGCAATATTAGCAACAGTATCTAAAAGTTTTTCGTGTCCAGTTGTTGGAGGATTAAAACGACCAAAAGCAATGGTGAGGGTTCCCTTGTCTTCCTGCTGCCCCTCTTCTGGGGGTGCTTCCTGCTGCCCCTGGGGTTGCTCCTGTGGTGGTGCTCCCTGCTGTGCCTGTTGAGAGGATGGTGCCTGGGTCTGGGTGGCAACTGGCTGCTGGTTTGCGGCAGTCCTCCTCTGGGGAGGGTCCTGCTGCCCTGGCACCTGGTTCTGATTATAGAACTTCAATTTACCACCTTCTGTCTTGGCAGTAAATTCACCATTTTTATCATACCATCCGCCGTGGCCATCTCCAGTCAGACCAAGACGCCGCGCTTGCATTACTGCCTGCGACTCTCTTGCCTCAGATAAAAATCGTGAAAAACTCTTCATATTGATCGTTTATATACTTATATTTATTAATTAATTTAACCCCAACGTTCTTCGCCAAATTTTTTCTTCTTAGACAATTTTTTATAAAGTTGTGAAAAATTATTTGGTCTAGTACTCATAAAAATTTGAAATTGAGGTTCGGATGTCATTGCACCTTTATATCTAACCTCAAGATCTACGATATGAACATCTTCTATTTTCATAATATAAAATAATTTAGCAGCAGTAGATCCAGGCTCAAATGCTTGTTTTTTATCCGATGGTTTTTCTAAAACATATTTCTTAGAACTTTTTGGTTTGCTTCCAAACATTTCTGTAAAAATTTCTGTAGTAAGTCTACCTTCTTTTTCCAAAGGTGCTTTTACTTGCAACAATTTACCAGATTTATAATCCCCCTCACCAGTAATTAAACTGAAATGAAAATTGGTTCCCTTTAAATATGAAGTTAAATCAATCTTAAAAATAGTATCTAAAAATTCTTTGAAGAATTTTTCATTATTATCGAATTTTTCTAAAAAAACTCTATCTATTTCTTTAAAATAAATATTTGGATTTTTAGAATATTCACCATATCCACGCAACATATCACCCTTTTCTTTATCACTAAAAAGTTCTGTGGCAACTTTCAATATAGTTTTTATAGGAGTATTATCATCAATTTTAATATTATTTTTATAAACATCACCTCTTAACTTTATTTGAATTGCCTTGGTAAAAAATTTTTTCTTTGCTACTTGAATTTTATTTTCTTCTGCAGGTGGTATGCTTTTAGAAATAAATCCAGTTTTACCTAACAATGGCTTATTTAAAAGTGTTGGCTCAACTTCATTAATGCCGCGCTTTTTAAGAGACAATCCCCAATAATGAGTTGTACCTTTTAAATCAAACTTAACAATAATATCAGAAGAATTATAATTTTTCATTGTCTCTGGGCCAACATTAAATCTTTTAATTTCTTGAGCCCATTTAGTTCCCGTTTGCCATACAGTTTGCACCTTTGCATTTCTTCCAATTTGATTTATTACATAATTGGAAATTGATATTGCTTTAGCGAGATTGACTAAATCAGGTTCATTTTTTTCTTTATCACAATAAAACCCATCAAGACCAGCAGAACCCTCAACTTTAGATGCAGTTGATGCTAATTTATCAACAACTTCTTTTAAATATGCTTGCCTTGCTTCATCTTTCATACCATTAACTTTTGCAAGACTTATTCTTTCTTGATTTAAAATTAAACACGCAGTCATCAATTCATGCGGATCTGTTCTTTTACCTGCAGCTCCATTTGATAATCCTTTTCCTTGCCACCAAAAAGAAAATGTTGCATTCTTTTTTCCCTGTGGAACTAATGCAAACTCTACAGTTTGGGATCCACTACCAGTTTTTACGCCTATATCAATTTTAATTTCATACATCATACCTCCAGGAAGATATGGAGTAATAGCATCTCTCAACAAATTTTTATTCTCTTCAACCCATTCCTTTGTTGCATTAGCGAGATGATTTCTTTCTTGCTTCGATTTAATTCTTGGAATAAATTTAATTCTACTATTAGACTGTTTCACAACCATCGTAGAATTTGTATAGTCAAAAGGATCTACCTGTCGGTCTTCGCCACCACTAGAAGAATATTTTTCATAAAACTTTTTAAGATCTAATTTCCCTTGAAAAATATTTTTTAATTCTTTTTGAACTTCATCAGCAATAGCCATAAAAACTCAAAATACTTTTTTACTATTTAGAAAGCAAAAACCCACCCAACAAAGTTGGGTGGGTTGGAGCAACCTTCCGCGTTATTTATCAGCGAACGTTCTTAGCATACCACTTCTCAAAGTCCTCTCTACGCTTATCACCTCTTGGGGGCATAGGAGTTCTTTCTCCACGAACAGGAGCAGACTTTTTCTTTTGGTCTGCTTCATACTTCTCAGGATTGTTGCGAGCCTCTTGTGCTTCACCGAGGACAATCTCAATTGCTTCCTCATCAATAATATTTGCCATCATCCACTCTGCTTCTTCCAGAGTTTCTGCGTATCCTTCTACTTGAAGGAACTCAAGAACAATATCAAAAATATCAAAAGACTCATCGCCCATATTGAGTTGCTTTCTCTCATTGGGAGTCAGAGCACCTCTCTGAGCACCTCTTGCTGCCTGCTTCGCTTTTACCTTAGGATCATCAGACTTGTGCTGTCCAACGTGAAGACCAGGATTTGAAGATGCGGTCTTACGGAAATCACCTCTTTGCTTTCTGGCATAATCAGTTCTCTGTTTTGCCTTCTTAGCATCACCATAGGTTGGTCTATTCTCTAGTGAAGTTGCTCTATCTGCTGCCTCACCACCACCTGCTCTTTTACGAAGTTCAGTCTCATCATGACCACGCTTTGCCATCGCAGTTGCTTCATCAACTTCTTGAGGAGTATAAACCTGCTGATATGCTTCTGCAAGATTTCTATAAATGTTTGCCATCTTTACAAATACTTTTTAGTTATTTATAAAAAAAACCTCCCAGAGGAGGTTTAAGACGACTTAGATCACAAATCACCTTCTACACGGTTTTCGGAACGATAAACATCAAATGCACCATCAGGATAACGAGCACTCAGTTTCTCATAGTTCATCTGCAGAACTTCATCAAAAGTAGTATCAAGTGCCATACACGCTTGAGCAAGATACCAAAAAATGTCTCCAAGTTCTCGCTTTAAATGAAACTCAGTCTCTTGACTATATGGTTTGCCTTGTAGAAAAACCTTCTTAACAACCTCAGTAAATTCACCTGCCTCTGCACTGATACCAAACGCAGCAGTCAAAAGACGGGGAGTATCTACGTCATTTTCAAGTTCAAGTTCAGTCATACGAGCAACTAATTGGTTAAAATCAGAACTTGCAGGACTTGTAGTTTGGCGAACAAAGTTAATATACTTTTCAGTGTCAATCACTTTAGTTTCAGTCATAGGTAATTTATTAAGTAAAAAGTCAGTTTTTAAGCTAATCAAAATTTGAATCCTTCAAATGATTTTTTAGGTTTCTTTTCTTCATAATCATACTCTTCTTCTTTACCAGAGTCAAGTATGTCTTGTTGTGCCGATTGTTCCACATCATACAATCTCATTTTGGCACGATCAATACCAACAACAAATCTCTTGTAAATTGTTGGGTCATTGTATCGGTTCTTAAGTTGCTTCACAAGAATTTGCCCCAACTCTTCTAACTCTTCAGTGCTAATCAAAGCAAACATAAGGTCAGCAGTAGCAGGAAGACCAAATGACTCAGAAGTATCAGTCAACTCAACATCACTATTGCCATAACCTGAACGAGTGGTTTGAGTAGCAGAAACAATAGGAACATTGAACTCTACAGCAAGACCACGAAGTTCTTCTGCGATTGCTTTAATATAAGAATATGAGTTAATGTTGCTGTTTCCCTTATAACGCGAAGAGGCACAGATATTAAGGTAATCAATGAAGATAATATCTGGTTTGAATGATTTCTTAAGAGAGAGTTCATTCAAAAGAGATTTGAAATGCCCACTATGTGCAGAAGCAGTTGGATACTCTTTGATAATCAGAGTTCCTTGTGTTTTCTTGGCAAGGTTTGTAACCTTGCTTTCAAACATTTGCTTAGGCAAATCAATGATAGATTGAATAGGAACGTTCAGGAGGTTTGCGTCAATTCTCTCAGCAATTCGTTCTTCTGCCATTTCCATTGTAATGTAGAGAACGTTCCTCCCCTGGAGCAAGACGGAGCTAGCCACATGGCACATGAATAGAGACTTCCCGACGCCCGTACCAGCAAGAGCGATATTAAGAGTTTTGTTAGGGATCCCACCTTTTGTGATTTTATTAAAATATTCAAGATCAAATTCAATTTTATCCTCCTTTCTATGATATGCTTCGTATCTTTGTTCATAATCTTGTAAATAATCGTGCCCAACGTGATTATCAAAACTTACAGCAAGAGCGTCAGAAAGAATAGAAGGAATACTATCTGGAGTTTTCTTTTCACTCTTACCGTCCGCAATATGAATTGACTCCATAAGTGCCAAATAAATGGCACGATCACGACACCACTTTTCAGTAGTAGAAACTACCCAATTAAACTCAGCAGGAATATCATCCAAACACCCAATCAAATGGATAATTTCTTTAAAGGTAGTGTCATTGATATCTGTTCTTTTTTCAACTTCAATACAAAGAACTTCTTTCGTTGCCAACTGATTGTATTTGTTGACGAATGATAGTATTTCCTCAAAAACTATTTTTTGATTTTGATCTTCAAAATATTCTGATTTTAAAAACGGTATAACTTTGCGTAAATATTGTTCATTATATAAAAGGTTTCTAAGAATTAGAAACTCAATTTTTTCCATAACTAAATTCCCTTTGTGCGATTTCGTCCAACTGTTGCATTACTTCTTCTGTAAAATATACCTCAGGTTCTTTTAAAATCTGCTTGGCATAAATTTTCTTCCCATCTATCTCATATCTTCCAGCAACGTTTTTCCAAAGTCCACCAAGTTCACCAAGTTCAAGCAGTCCGTAATATCGATCAAGTCCCCTCTCATCATAATATAAGCGAACTTCAACCTGTTTATTCTCTTTACTCAAACGCGACTTAGCAGTCTTAGCTTTGATAATATTGCCGACCACTTCTGTTCCATCTTTTTCTTTCTTTTTGCTGAGATAGATGATCGTAGATGCTGCGTATTTGAGTCCAGAACCTCCACCCATTTCTTTCGTTGGTACATAAGCTCCGATGACATCGTATGTATGATTTGTGACAATGAGCGGTACATTTGCCTGTCCTAATTTGAGTGTGAGCATACGGAAAGCGCCTTTGATAAGTTGTGATTTAGTCATATCACGAACTTCTTTTTCATTTAAGGCATCAGTGATTTCTTTACTGGTAGAAAGCATACCTAAAGAGTCTAGCACAAACATACAAGGACTGCGTTCCCCTTCGGGTTTCTTCATATAAAGATCAACTGCTTTGAGTGCTTTAGTTCGAAACTCTTCTACGGTGACAACATTAACCACGACAAACCTTGATGTGTCGATGCCGCGACTTTCCAGGAGAGATTTGGTAATGGCAGCCTCAGTATCAAAGTAGAGGCAATAACCATCGGAATGATTATCAAGAAAATTCTTAACAACGGCGAGGCTAAAGAAAGTTTTTCCAGTAGAAGACTCTCCAGCAATAGCAGTAATCTTATTCCCAGATACACCACCAAATATGCTACCTGAAACCAGTGCATTAAAAACGTAAGAACCCGTGTCAACATAAGTTTCTGTTTCTTCAATATCTGATGCTAGTTTTGTATAGTCATCACCTATTTCTTTTACAATATCTTTAAGAAAATCCATACCTATTTCTCAGTTTTAATATTTTTAAAATTAAATTTATAAGTCCATAACTTATTATAAAGTTTCTGATCCCTACTTTTAACCATTTCAATTATCAATTCTAATTCTTTATCAGTAATTGGCAAATTCATCATACAAAAAAAGATTCTAAACTTGAAGATTTTTCAACACTCCATCCAACTACATCAAGAATACTCTTGAGGGGTTCTAAAAATGCTTTCTCAAATTGTAGTTCATAATCTATGTATTTGTCAAGATCAAGTTCCTTGGGAAAATCTTGAATGAAAGAAATTACATTTTCGTGAATGATATTTGGTTTTTTAAGGAAAATATATTTAACCTTTTCACCATTCTGAATAAAAGAATACTTATTAGTAAGTTTCCTTTGCTTAACATAATAATTGAATAGCAAAGCTCCCCTAACGTGAATTGGAGTTTTCGATGCATAAATGTTAGAAGATGATGAATACTTCTGAACATCAGATGCAGTTCTAGGAAATGCTATTTGCTCAGGTTTCATATTCTTAAAGTTTGTTCGACATTCCTCAATATAATCAATTATGTCATCTTCACTTCCACTCATCATAATGTTAAATGATTTTTTCAACATACTACGACAAGGTGCAGGAGTAGAAGATTTAATTGCCTCAATACCCTTGATCTTTAATTTGGGTTCTTCATAAAGAACACCTTCACTATCCCAAACACTTAGAATATATCGCTTCTTTGCAGTCCAAATACCACGCTCAGCAATACATTCACGCTTCATAATCATTTTCTGATCATAAGCATTTACATAGGACGCCAATTCTTGGTAGCAACTTTCAATATACTTTTCAAGTTCCACCTGACAGACCTTATCAAGGAACGAAACAATGCTTTGAGTAGTTTTCTCTCTTCCCTTGAATACACTCTCAACCAGAGGACCCATATTGATATACAAAGAGTCAGTATCAGAAGCAATAACATAATCTTCCCCATCAGTCTTAAGAACTTTATTTAAATAAGAATTCATCTTATCCATAATCCACTGAATGGAAACCTGACCAGATAAGGTGATTGCCTCAGCGTTTGCTAGTTTGTAATAGCGGAAATACTGATTACCAATAGCACCATAAGCAGAGTTAAGTTGGATCTTCCTTGCCATTTGAATGTTATTGCAGCGAGCAATCTCTTTGACTAATTCTTTATTCTTAGTCTTTTCATACTCTTGCTCTGCTGCAAGCATTTTCTTCTTGAAGATTACACGTTCGTTGTAAATCTTCTCCATCAGTTCTGGAAGAAAACCACGAACGTCTTTACGATACATTGCACCATTGGCACATACTGCATAGTCCTTATACATCTCAAAGTTCAGATCCTGATTTAGAATTTTATCCACATTTACTGTAGGATGCCTTTCTTCTAAAAGAGTTTCTGGAGAGATGTTATATTGCATAATGAGGTGAGGGTATAGTGAGTTAAGGTCAAAACTCACCACCCAATCATACATTCCAGGAATAGGTTCCTTAACGTAAGCACCGGCATATTTTTCATCTTTCTTAGTCCTATTCTTTGGAGGAATAACGATATCCCTCTTTTTAAGGTAAGTGTAGATGATATTATCCCACATACGAACCTGATAGAAAACATCAGCATAATTCACTTTAGCGTCATATGCCATTGTCAATGCAAGTTCGATCAACTTCATCTTGTCTTCCAAACGGTCAACAAGTTCCACGTCAACGATGTTGTATTCAATGTACTTCTGCCAACCGTTAGTGTAAAAGTCTTTAAAGGTTTCAAACTCAGAGTGATCAAGTTTCTTCTGCCCCAGTTCCACTTCGGCAATGTAATCAAGGCGATAAGACTCTTGAATTTTATAAGTAAATTTCTTATAAAGATCAAGGTAATCGAGTTGAGTTAAACCACCAACGTCAAACGTAGTGTGCTTACGTCCATTGATATAAACTTCACCCTCAGTTACAAGACCCCAGTTAGAAAAACGTTTCATCAGTTTTTCACCAAGAACCCGATTAAGTCTCTTGCAGATATAAGGAATATCATACATCTGAACGTTCCACCCAGTAATCACATCTGGAACATCATTCATCCAATAATTGATGAAATGATTGAGAAGTTGATATTCGGAAGGGCAGTGATGATATGTTACATCACTACGAGTATTATTGAATGGTTTAATTCCCCAAGTAATAATCTTCTTGGTAGTATAATCCTGAATTGTAATCGCAAGAATTTCCTCAGAGCAAGATTCCACATCAGGGAACCCGTGCTCTGAAGCAACCTCAATATCCAGAGTTACAAGTTTGATTTTGCTAATATCAAACTTAATTTCATCCTCAGGATACTTTTCTGAAATGTATTGATAGACATAGCGATCGTTTCCATAGATCTCAAACCCATCAACATTTTCATATTTACTGTAAAACTCACGACAGTCCCTAACTGTTCCAGGTTTTACCTCTTCAACTGCTTCACCACTTAATGTTCTATATTTGGATGGCTTTTTAGTTTTTACATAAAGAGTTGGAAAGAACTCGTCTCTTGTTTCAAATCTTTTACCATTTTCTACTCCACGAACCAAAAACTGATTTCCAATCAATTGAACATTAGTATAAAATCTCATTCTTTAATCAAATCCTCGTATTTTTCAAGTAGAGTTGGAGTTGGATCTGCAAGAGTAAGGATCTTGTCAGAACTCATCATAAATGTATCTTGTTTTGTAACTCCCATTAGAAATGGTTCTAATGTTCTAGAAAGTCCTTCAAGTTGAGGTTCTTTTATAAGAAAGGGTTTAATTAACTTACAATCAGGTTCCCCAACATCTGCACCAACTTCCTCAATCTTACTGATCAGAATTTGCTTGTTCGTCAGTACTAATATCTTTATCATCTTCTTTTCCATAATTCAATACTTGATCTTTATACATTTCGGTAAGTTTATCAATTGGTTCTACGATAGTAACCACCCAATCTGAAGGAACTGGAATCGTAGAATCTTTAGAAATAGGAATCCAGGGAAACAATGCCACCTGAAATGACTTTTCATCAGATTCCAAAATTTCTTGTGGATTTCTCATCCTAACAGTGCAAGGCTTATTGAAAAAATATCCAACAACCTTTGGATTTTCTTCATCACCAACCACCATCTCTTTAATATCTGCAATAATATCTTCACCAGATTTTAAAAGTGCCAATTTTACAGTCATAATTTTTTTCCCATCCTTAGTTATTTTAGCAAAAAAATAGAGGGGAGTCAACTGGATTTTGCCAGTATCCCCTCTTTGGCTAGCGCCGACGATATTCAAATATATTTATAGATAATCTTTACGCTTGTGGTGTTCGGGAACAATCTTACCAAGAGTAACGGTCAACAACCCATCCTCAAATTCAACTGATCTAACTTCCGTTTCATCTGAGAGTGTCCAAGATCTGGTGAAAGATCGTTGAGCCAATCCTTTGTGGACATAGTTGGTGTCTGTTTCTTTGTCTTCTTTTTGTCCTTCGACGAATAGTTTTCCATCTTGAGTGTAGACATAGACTTCTTTTTTCTTAAACCCAGCAAGTGCAATTTCTAATTTCGACTCTACGTTACTCACCTGAACAAGATTATATGGAGGATAATTAGAAGTTGTTTCGTGAAGTTTAAATACACGGTCAAAGTATTCATCCATTCCAATGGTATTGCGGTTAATTCTCTCCAACAAAGCAGGAAGATCCGCAGCCTGATATTTCATAAGGTTAGTCATTATGGTAGCTCCTTTTTAAGCGAGTTTGTGTTTTGAGGACCCTTACGGCGTCCACTACTAATTATACAAGAAACATAAAAAAAGGGAGTGTTGAACTCCCTACAAAATCATTCGGTTTCCTGACCCTTTCCTTTTTTACCAATATTATACTTCTGTTCCAAAATCCAGTCCCCCTTATCCTTATAAGAAAGAACCTTGATTTGATTAAGTGGTGCAATATCAGTAATAGAGTCTTGATTAACAACAGTAATCAATCCCCAATCTGATAAAAGACGGGTAATTCTGTTCCTTCTTTGAACATCATTAACCGTAAGATTTGCATGTTTGCCATCGAGAGCAAACAGTTCCTTAAAATGAACAAGATAGTATCTACCTTGCTTGTGAAGAATATGGCAAGATTGATAGATTTTCTTTTCCTTACGCGATGCAACTCCGATACGGGTCAAAGTCTCACGAACTTTCAGAAAGTCATCAGGTTCATTTAGGATAACCTCCACCATCATATTTGGTGTCCAATTAACCTGTGGTTCAATAGAGTTTGTCATTTTTTTCCGCCCCTTTCAAGTCTTTTTTTGATAAATTCAAGTTGTTCTTTATTTAGTATTTTCAAAGCTTGGGATGCTTTATCATTACTATATCCATAGTATTGTTTAACGCATTCTAAATCTTTGACTTTATCTTTTCGGATCCAGGGAGAAAATCTCTTCTTTTTCCTCAGACTATTTAGATAAAATGAATACTGCATATCTTTGGGAAGATAATGTTTCATATTCATTTCATTGGCAAACATAATACAATCAATGTGACCAGAAAGGCAGCGATTAATAATATAAGGCGGATAGTCTTTTATAATCGTTGGATCTTCTTCTGTTAGATCATTTTTATTAAATGACAACGAATCAATCCAATCCTTCAGTTCGTATTTCATAATTAAATAATAAAAGTTCTTTGCGTTTTTTCTGCTCTCTCATATACTCCCCAACAGAACGCATTGTATAAGTCAAATCAAATTCTGCTGCTTTCCATTCAGGATCAGTAAATCTATCTTTCACTAACTGATCAGAATTATAACTAACTAGCATATCCATACTATTAACACTGCAACGAGCAGCGAAAAGATCGTGATCAAATCCTTTATGCATTGATCCTTTGTTCCCATAGAGATTATCCTTAATGTCATAAGGAGGATCGAGATACATAAAAACATTTTTATTACTATCCATTATAGCATCATATGAATAGTTGGTAATTCTCCAATGTCCAATCAGTTTAGAATACTCTTTTAATTTTTCAATACCATTGAGAGAAAAATTACTGCTTGACGCTTGCTTAGAAAAAGAACTCGATTCTGTCAATCCACTGAAAGAGCATTTATTAACAACATAAAATGCTACTGCCCTATCAAAATTGCTATAGTCGGAATCGTTAATAATTTTTTTACAAGAATCAAAAAGTTTTTTGGCAAGAGTTGGATCTGGGTGAGATGATTTTAATTCAGACAATCTGGAAGAAACATCATCCCCAAACATTTGGAGTTGCTGCCAAAAATTAACCAAAGGTTCATAAAGATCATTCACCCAGATCTTAAGATTTGGATACTTTTTAGTGATATGAATTGCTACAGAACCTCCCCCCAGAAATGGTTCCCTAAACTCCTCATAGTTACGGAGATCTGGAAAATAAGGATCCATTTTTACACAAGCACGAGACTTGCCTCCAGGATATCTAAGAGGAGTCTTAAGTGATTTAAGTGTATTTGCCATTAGGTTATCAATTTACTATTTGGGGTAATTAATTTACTGAACATTTTGGAATACTGATCTACAATTCCCTCATCAGGTTCAGCAATATAAACAACAAATCTCATATTGACAGTTAAAGATTTATCATTTTTACTTTGCAAAGGGGACCAAGGAGCAAATCCAATAGATCCAGATGATGTAGGAACTGCCACAATACTATCTTCAATAGTAATGGTTTCTTCCGTTTCATTCAACACAGTTGCAATCACATCTTCACCAGAAGACATTCGAATTAATTTTACACTCATTTTTAAATTATATCAACGTTATATTTAGAAGCAGTTATTCAAACTCACCAGTCCTATTCTTACCAGCAGCATAAGAAGATGGTGGTTCATATGGGGGAACGCAAGTTACAGTAATAGAAGAAGATTTAGTTACCTCTGCCATTTCACGATAACCGAGACCAACATAAATCTGTCCACCAACTACAGCAACTGCCATAGCACCCCAAAAAATATAATACCATTGAGATTTAATTTGATGTCTAAAGTTTTTCATAATCATCAACTATATCAAAATCTGTAAATTGATCATCCCTCACTTCATGCTCACCAGCAATCAAATACCAATGATGCCCCTGACGCTCACCAAGATATTTTACATCCGTATCAGCAAATGCATTCTCACGCATTGCTGCTTGAATTTTAAGATGCATTAACTCGGATTTACTTGGCACTTTCATTTGAATTCACACTCCACCATAATTTCAGTTAATGCAGCTAAGAGGTTAATTTCTTGGTCAGCCACGAACGCACATTGGTATTGATACTTAGCAATAACAAGAACGGCAGCGGGGATAGATTGGGGTGAAAGGCAATCATAACAGGCGTCATAAATCCTGCGAAGTAGAACAGGAGCATCGTTGTCCAGGTTGGATACCACCCACTTACGGACTTCTGGGAAGTTCCTATCTTTGAGGTTTTTGACGAGTTCATTTACTGAGATGTCTGAGAACGATGCAAGAATTCCCGAGTCAATTTTACCCCCCGTAGAATACCTTTGGCATTCGTTAAGGACCCTTCGGAAGTCTGGGAAGTGCTTTGTAACAAGTTCCGCAACGACTTTTTCATCATACTCAATCTTTTCCGCATCCAGGATTTGGAGAACTCTTTTGAAGAAACTTCCTGCAAGTTGTTGCTTCTGTTTTCCCTTGATTGTAAAGTCGATGACGGCACATCGGGAGTGGAGGGGTTCAATGATCTTGTTCTTGTAGTTGCAGGTGAAGATAAATCGGCAGTTGCTATAAAATGCCTCAATATTTGCCCGTAGTAAGAGTTGAACGTCGTTGCCTGTGTTATCTGCCTCATCGATGATGATGACTTTGTGTTTAGAAGATCCCGTAAGTGAGACGGTCGAAGCAAAGTTCTTCGCTTGGTTCCGTACAGTATCCAGGAAACGTCCTTCGTCGGATCCGTTAATGACATAATAATCTGCCCCTAATTCATTACATAATGCTTTTGCGATTGTAGTTTTACCAATACCAGGAGGTCCAGCAAGAAGGAGATTTGGAATTTCACCTTTCTCTACAAACTCCTTAAACGTTTTTTTAGTATCATCAGGAAGAATACAATCCTCAATTACTTGAGGACGATACTTTTCCACATAAAGAAATTCACTTGTCATAATTTAGATCCAATCAGGTTTGCGTTCTGGCATACGAAGATAATTAGATGCAACCCAAGGTTTGGATGCGATATACATCTTGTAAGCAGTAAAAGTGTCAATGCTTGTGTCAAGTTTATACTCATCTGGCATAGCACGAACGAAGTTTTCTACCTTATTAATTTTACCACG